AGAAGAACCAGTCAAGTCACCAACAGGGAAGATAACAAACTGAAGTGTGTCATCGCCGTTCGTAACATTCGTTTCTAATGCAGGATCAAACTGAACCAAGCGACCAACAGTACCAGTTAAAGCTGAACCAGCAGGAACAACAGAACCAGATACGAAGCCACCATCGTTATTGAAAGAACCGATAGAACCACCAGCTCCACCAGCGACACCGCCGATGTTCAACAAGCTGTTAGCAGCAGTTGTAGCATGCTTACGTGAGTAACCAGAACCAGCAAGATCGTACTGACCACCGACTCCAAGAGAACCGGAACGTACACCCTTACCAGCAGGTGAGTTGTAGATAGACTGACCAGCGCCGTAAGTACCATCACCAGAAGCGATACCACCAACTTCAGTGCCGTATGTGTAGTCTAAGTAGAAAAGCAGACCAGAAGGTAAGCTCATAGGTTGAATAGAAACGATTTCATTCGCAACCAAGCCACCGAATACACGGCGAACGATTGGGAATGCAACGTTTTGGAAACCAGCTACGTCGCCAGAACGGCCACCAGTTCCGTTTCCTAATGTATTAGCTTCTCGAAGTGCTTGAGCAGCTTGGTTTTCAAGAAGAACGGCCATCGTTTCACGATTTTGTCCCTCAAGACCTCGAAGAAGACCAGTACGGTTCCACTTCTCGGTAAGTCGACGGTATTGAGCACCAACATGGCGTTGGCGAATGCCCTCAGTCAACTGATCTAATGTAAATTTTGACATTATATATCTCCTTTAAAGATTTGTCAGATTGAGTGTAGGGGGCTTATTTGATACCGGCTAAAACTGCCCATCTTCCGAGCTCTGTACCACTTTTGGCCGGAGCTGACGACCGGACAGATTTGCTTGCGGAACCAGTTCTAGAAACACTTTCGTTCATAGTACCGCCCTTAGTACTACGTCCTTTTTTAAGTGATTCGGTGAGTGTTGTGTAAAGCAACTTTGCTTCTCGGAGCGTCTTGGCATTATCTAGAGCCTCGACAATTGCTCTCTGTTGCTTAACATTGAGATCATAACTTTGCATTAACTTATTAACATACAATAACTTGGCGTTGAATAGGTTAGACTCGCGAAGTTCTTTCTTAGCAGATGCAGCTTGGCGATTAGCCTCACGGATTTGCTTTTTAGCTCTTCTAAGTCTTCTTTCAGCGAGTGCTGCTTGAGCAGAACCGCCACCAAAATCTGCAGCAGCTGCTGAAGCGTCTCCAGAGCCGTCAACATTAAGTTCGGCGCCTGCAGAAGAACCAAGTTCGTCAGCTAATGCGTTAATCAAATCTTCTTCTGAAACTTCGATAACCTCGTCTGCACCGCTATGCATTGCAGCAACAGGATCACCCATTTCACTAATTCTACGACGTCTTCTAGAAGGACGGTTAGCTTCAGCTAATCTACGACGACGTGCTAATCTACGACGGCGAGATTCTCTTAACTTACGAGCTTTAGAGGACTTTGCTCTTTTCATACGAGCAACTTCACGACGAATCATAGACTCAGAGATTTCCATCATCTCGTCCATTTCATCTTCTTCGTCCATGTCATCCATCTCGTCTTCATCAGCTTCCTTCATTTCTTTCATTTCATCTTCGTCAGCTTCATCCATTTCATAGGTTTCGTCCATGTCGTCCATTTCATCTTCATCAGCTTCTTCGAGATCAAACTCCATTTCGTCGTCATCTTCGTCACCTTCATCTTCGTCATCGCCACCTTCGTCTTCAAGGGACATGCCAAGAGCGTCAGCGAGAGAAGATACAGCGTCTTCAATTGCAGGAACGTCTACATCAGCGGCTTCAGCATCATCACCTGATTCTTCGCCACCTTCGTCTTCCATTTCAACGGCGTCATCGCCGTCTTCTTCATTAAGCCACCATGCATTTTCATTTAAGCGGCGACTGGTTCTTCCTTTACGTCTCATTACTTTCATCTCCTTTATTAATAAGTTAAGAGCGTTCAGCTTTGTGCGACTAGATTCATCACCAGCCTCACTCATAATTATAAGCTTTTGTTGGATTCTTCTTATCTCTTTTAGTATCGCTCGTCGTTGGCGGTTATTTTTTGCCTCTGAGAGTGCAGAGATTAGGGATCCAAGATTATTTTTCTTAATTTTATGTTGTTTATTTCCGCTAATGGGTTTAGCCTTAGCTTTCGTAGGGGACTCAACAGTAACGGAAACTTTTAATTTTTTGCCATCCTTTTCAAAAGAAAATTCAGTAGGAACAGCTTCAGATTCAGGCGCTTCCAAGCCCTCCGAATCAGCCATAGCGCCAGGATCAACTGGCATTTGTTCCGATGGTAGTTCAGCAGCATCAGCAGAAACTAAATCGTCAGCTGCGGGTGCTTCTTCATCAACAGGCTCAAAAAACTCTAAGTCATCAACCAACTCTTCGGCCTCCTCATCGTTCATTAACTCAGCCTCGATCAACTGTTTGATTCTAGGAGCAACTGCTTCTATAATCCTATTTTTTGCATTTTGTTCTGCAATTTCACGAAGCTTTTGAGCGTCGCTTAAAGCCTCTCTATAAATTCTGCTCATGATTTTTCTCCATAGCGTCTAGATTTAATTATATATTATGTAGCATAAATACTTTATTATTGCTGTTTTTTTTGCGCACGGCGCTTGCCAAGATGTTTTTTTTGCCTTCTTTTCATACCCCTCGTGATAGGGTATTCCTTTTTACGCAATTCTTGAACAATTCCAGACTTTTTAAATTTCTTTAAAAATATCCGAACAAGCTTGGCATTCTGTTCCTCGACAGACCCTCTCTGTCTAGGTTTTGCCTTTACGGAAAAATTACATTTATTTTTCACAACAAGCGCTCCAGTATTATATTCCTAATATAAAATCTCAATGTTTCCTCAATTTGCTTTTCAGCTATATCTTCCAAAGTATATGCAGCTTCGTCGCCAGCTTCTTCTTCGCCATACATTGTACTATAGCCATAACGGTCGCCTGTTGGTCTAGACCTAGTTGCAAAACCATCGGTTGGACCATGTGGATACTTTCCAGCTGTACCACCGCCAACCGTCTCTCTTCCCTTATACAGATCTGGAATAGGGGAAATGCTTTTTCCTGTAGCTTCTCCTAATTTTGTATTCCCAGCTGCGTAATAAAACGGCTCTTTATGTGGCATCGGATCATAGTCTCTAGGTTGCTGCAGCTTTGTATGGACCGCTGCTATATCTTCATCGTCTACACCTAGAAGCTCTTCGTCTCCTAAATCTGTCGGTGGCTCAACATAAGGAAAGGTAGGATCCCCATGACCACGATCAACGTGGTACTTTGGGGATAACCTACCATAGCCAAGATCATTTCGCGAATCGCCGTGAGCTTTCGGGAAATTATTATTACCCGTCAGGGATGCAGACATTTATTAGGCTCCTGGAGCTTTACCTAACTGAAAGTCATTAATAGCACCAGCGGATTGAGCATCTGACGAAGCCTTAGGATCCAGTGTAGAGCCAACGCCGCTACCCCATTGATCACCAGGTTGTGTCAAGTGTTCAGCATCAGGTGCAGCTGGTTTATCCGAAGCATTGAAGCTTCCAGGACCAGGACTTGTCGGGTTAGGAACGAACGGACTTGGGATATTTGCAGCGCCGATATCGACATCTGCTATAACCGGAGCCAACTCGCCGTAATCTCTATTAAATTCTCCAAAAGTATGTCCAGAGTCATTAACAACTCCATCTAAAAGAAGCGCTTGAGCTTGCTCTTTAATACTAGCATCATTAATTTCACCAGCGTGAATTGGACTAGCTGGGAAACAAGAGTTTACAGTAGTTGTATCTGCAGACCCTAGCCCTCTTGATGTAATTGGAACTTCAACCATTAATTGTTTGTGTGTAGCCATTTTCGTTTACTCCTTACTTATCGAGGCTCTTAAGAACTCTTTTACGAAGCTTATTTCTAGCTTCTTGGATTCGACGTAACTTTTTAACTAAACGTTTTTCTTGAATATCTAAAGCTTTCATAAAATCAACATCCTGTTCAAGGTTGTCTCCACCGCTCCAAGCATCTTCAACTGTTTCTACATCTTCAAGCGATTCAAGCTCACCAGACATTTCTGCTTCTTGCAATTTTCTAATCTCAGAAAGAATAAATCTTTTTAGTCCTTTGGACCCTACTCTTTTCGCCATTTCTGTTCTCCAGTATGTCAATAAATATGTTGTTAATTATTTTTTATCATCGGAAAAGGCTAATGATGCCCAATTTTGAGAACCTTCGAACAAATCTTCTAGATTACTGTCGTAAACCATCTTTTGTGCTGCGTCTACAGGAACATAACTGCCACGTTTGCCTTCTCCAACTTTTTGCTCAAGTAATGTAGTCTGAGCTGTATCAGCAAATATAGCTTGCATCATAGGATCATCTGTCAAATTAGAAATTGTTTCATTATTAACATTTTCCGCAGGTGGCGAAGATGTTTTTTCACGAAGCATTTTATTTCTTTTCTGAAAGACGTCTGGAGAAATTCTGCCTTGTTTTCTAGATTTTGTTTTCTTTCTAGGGGCTTCGCCCCTTGATTCTTGAATTGAATTAACTGAGCTTGTCAAACCCTCCGCGAGGATTTCCACTAAACATTCTTTAACTATTTCTTTTAAAACTGAACGGGAAACTTTAGCCATTATGTACCCCAATGAGTGCTGTTACTCTCAAAATCTGCAAAACTTCCTGTCATAACATCTGTAAGACCGGCTATAATACTATATCCACTGCCATGTGAATTAACAAATATACTTTTTGTGCGGATTCTATAAACATCAGAAATAGTAGAAGCAGGAAGTTCAAAATACTGTTGATCCCCGATTCCGCCGGCAGTAAAACCAATTTTCATTGCGCCGCCTGATGGGTTCTGAACTTGAAACCATTGGCTGACAGTCGGAAATGTTATTTCATAAGTGTTTCCATCATCGTGAGCACTTGTCGACGCTGAAACAAAAGGAATACCGCTAACAATATATTCACCAGCAGCCTTTTCTTGCGGAACCGGAGCATAACTAGCTGTTATGCCGTGGTGTGGTAATGTGCCCTCGCGGCGTTTGTCTATATCAAAATAAGCCATTATTCTTTACTCCATTCAAGAACGTCATTAAATATTCTATTTAATCGATCGGTCTTGTTAAAAACTTGCTTCAATTCAGCTTCAGTAATTTCTCGACCTTCACGCATCATAAATGCACCAGGAGTCGAAGGCTCACTAACAAAGTCCCAACATATTAATTGAAAATCGTCTTGTACAACTTGGTGTTCACCGTCTCTTCTAGTTGATCCAACTCCCCTGGAAGAGATTCCTAAAGTCACGCCTGACTGTACGAGACTTTTTAAGATCTTTCCAGAAGGAGTATCTAAAATCTCAACGGTTCCGTAACAGATGTCGCCTTCCATATATGCTTCACGAACAATATGGCTAGCATTTTTTAATTCAACAACTGAACTGTCTGGATGATCTAGTTCGCCAAGTGCTCTGTTTTCTTCGATAAACTTTTGATAGTTTCTTACTTCTCTATCTAAAATTTCGTATGGATAAACACGTCCATTTTGGTTTAGGGTATTTGATTTTTGTAATACCCCTTTCATAATTAGCCTGTTACTTCCAGATTCAACCTGTTCTTTGATTGCATCTTTATCATATTCCCAAGCTGACCACTCTGTTAAAAGCTTTAATTTATTCATTTTCTTCTCCCGAAAGCTCAGAAATAATCTGAAGCATTGTCATAGCTTTTACGATATGTTCTTCTCCAAGAACTGAAGGGAACTTTGTTTCATTAATATGTTTTTCAACACTCTGTATTTTTTCTGAAAGAGTTTGGTTTTCGCAAGTATTTCTATACGAGTTTATTTCACTTAGTGCATTAACCCTAATCGCTTTAACTTCACTCAAAAGTCTTTGGTTTTCAGAACCTTCAGAAATAATCCACTGGTTGAGAACGCCCATTTGTTCATCTGACAAAGATCTAGAATATGACTTATTAAATTTTTCGTTCATTATTTTTACTACAAGAGAATTAACTTCAAGATTTTTCATATCTTCCAGGTTTTCTTTTCTTTTTTCACGTAACAATATATCTGTAATCTTTGAAGAATACTCTACTAATATTTGTGGGTCCGCATCTGAACCTTGCTTAAATTCATTTATTAAAGTTTGAATAGAAGCTAAGTCAGTATAATTTGAAACCCTAGTTGAGTAAAAAGACTTACCAAACGTTTCGTTTATTTTTCTTATAAGCTTAGATTTTTCATACTCAAGCCTTCTTTCGTTTATTCTAAAACTAGCTCTTTTTGTCTCTGTTAAAATTGTTGTTACAACAGCAGGGTTTTCAATGCTAGTGACCGCTAAACTATTTAAAAGTCTGTGCTCTTTATATAACTCTGTCTTTTTGGCAAAAAATTTCTTAATAATTTCTTTCGTGTCTCGAAATGTCTTCTTATCGTTTTCGACCAAAGCCTGGCTCAATTTTAGTACCAGTTGCTCGTAGATAATCCCGACATTTCTTTTTTTGTTGTGGGATTTTTTCATGTTATTCTTCCTCGTCATCTAAATCTAATTCAAAATTGCTATCTATGTTTGATTCGTTTTCATTTAAAACTCTATTAATACCAGCCTTGCTTCCAAATTTCTCTAACGTTGCCCTGAAGTCATGTGACATTCTAGGTTTCTCAATAGATAAGTATTCGCTTGGTTCGGGAATTAGAAAATCTGCTAATTTTGCTTCTTTAAAAGGTTTTCCTAATACAAAATCTTCATCATAAGGACGATTCATTGAATCTTGTGTCCTAGTATTTCTACCGACTCCTACCATCGAAGCAAAATCTGGAATATGGTGTTTTTGGCGCTGGGTCTTATTCTTTTTTAAGTCGCCGCCAAAAACATTCTTTGCTTTATTTGATCTTTTTATAGAAAGGTCTTCTAAACCATCTAAATCAATTTCATCTAAGTCTTCGTCATCGCTGTCTTCATCAGCTTCTCTATAAACCCCTGAAGAGGAGATAGGGTTTCCATCTAAGAGGCCTCCTACCGTGTAGTCAGCATCAAAAAGGCCGCCTTCGTCATCTCCTCCGCCGCCATCGTCGCCACCGCCAGCATCGTCTCCTCCGCCTCCGCCATCGGCTTCAGGTGCTTGTGCTGCTTCAAGCTCTAAGTCTTGAATCTTTTCAGCCAGTTTTTGTCGACCAATTTCATCGATTTCATCGCGGGTGAAGCCCATAACATTCTTTAAAATCCAGCTTCTTGATACGACGCCCTCTGGAGCACTTCCAGCAATTGAAAATTTAGTATTAATTAGCTCTAATTTTTGCTGTTGAGCGATTGCTGATGGATTACTTAGCTGTAGCTCAAAGTCTAATAAGTCTTCGTCAGTAAAGCCATGGGAATACAAGTGTATCATTGCAAGCTTGTTCAATTCTGCTAAAACAGTTTTCTGGATTCTTGTAATTGTTCTACTGAAGCGTATATCTTCTTGTGCTAGTGTCGCTTTGGCTCCAATATCTTCGTCATAACCTAAATAAGCCTTAGGTATTTTTAATGCTGCAAAAAGTTTCTTTTGGATGTACTCTACATCTTCGATTGCGGAAGTATTTTGGCCACCAGCCAAACTTTCTATCTTAGTACCAGTATCTCCACCACGAACAGGAATAAAATAGTCTTCGTCTACAGACATTGGATTATATCTTAAGTCAACGTTTCCAGTGCCCTTTTGTACAACTTGATTTCTCTTTAAACTAGTCTTAGCTTGTTCAATATAATTTGCTACGTCTTCTGGCGGAACGTTACCGACGTCAATATAAAATACGCGGCGTTCAGGACTACGAATAACGCGATATACAAGCATTGCATCTTCAATAAGAATAAGTTGTCGCCAAATACGGCGAGCAGACTCAAGTACAGATGAACCATAAGGAAGGAAGGCATCGTTACCAAGCAAACGAAAATGAGAGATTTGCCAATTTTCCAAAGCTTGGTTACCTTGCGTAATCCACCTAAAGCGAATTGCTGAAGGATCGTCTGGGTCAAATCCTTCTTCTCTTTCCATTTCCGTAATAGCAATTGGATAAGCATTTATGACTCCATATTCAGGAGAAATATCGTTGAATAGGAAAAAATCTCCATATTTGCAAAGATTTCTTACCCACATAACAAGATTAAAATTAATGTTCAGAGTGTCATAAAAAAGAGTCTCAAGCAACTCTTTAATTTTCCTGTTTTCTGAATAAATGTGAAGTGCTACGCCATTCGCATCTGGTGCGACAGTTTCTTCGGCATATATGTCTAAAGCACTCGCAATCTCTGGGGTACTTTCCATTTCACTAAAATCAGAGTACCTTGCCATTCTATCAAAGGTACCGTAAGCTGACAATGTTGAGTTATATATGTCAGAATGAGCTTTTTTAAATAACTCTACAGCTGATGATGCACTAGCATCTTGTTTTGAAAAATTTCTTACTCTTCTCTTGATCGTTGGACCAGAAGAAAAAAGTTTGGTTAGTCTTTGAAATAGATTTTGTTCAGCCATTTTTATCCCTTGACTCTATTTGAGAAGCCAATCTAAGTTGCCTAGAGGATTATTTTTTGAATCCCAGCTTTTGTGGACGTCACTTGTATAATTACTACCATCTGTAGAAATTGCAGGTGATTTTAATACTGTATCACCAATTTGTGTGCTGTTAACAGCAAATCCTGCAAGCATAGCAGCGTTGACATCAACTGTCTGCTTATTATACTGAGGACTGGTGTCGTATAGCCAGACGCCTATGGCCATTGACATAATAAGGTCATCATTAGCACCTTTGCGAGCCTGGGCTTTCTGGCCTTGCCAAACAAACGTTTTAATTTCCTCGTAAAACCTCGAGGAATAACACCTTAATTTCTTAGTCCTAAGTACTTCTTCTAATTTTGTTAAAATTTGATTTCTTGACTTTGTCTGAGTACTAAAGCCGGCTTTTGATATATCACCGCCGCCATACAAAAAAGAATAATAGTCTTTTTCATTTTCAAAATAGATGTTTTTATAATCTAGGTCTCTAAGTTTCATGATGACAGCGTAGCCAAAAGAATTACTTTCCGGACAAATAGTTGCTTGGCCGTATCTTCTACCAGCCTCCGCTAATAATTGCGCAAATTTATCAGGTGGTAGTTTGCCTCTATATTCTGCAACAACTTCCGATAATTCTGTATCGATAATATGAAAAGTCGAATAATCAGCTGCATCGCCTCTTGATACATCAGCAGAAATTATGTATTTTTTACCCGATAGCGGATAACTCCAGGTCCAAACGTTCATGTCAGGGCCCCATCTTTCGATAGGATCTCTTATCATGACTCTAAAATGATCAATATCTTCTGATTGCAAAAAAGTTTCGCCTGAAGCAGCAAAATCGCACATAAGTTCTTGTGCTATTTGCTTTGGAGACATATTTTTTGTTTCTTCTTTAAACCAGACTTCTCCACGGTCGGGGTGAACAGACCAGTCTAATTTTATTGGATTAAAGATGTTTTCGCCAGATTCAGCTTGGCGCCATAAATCATAATATTGTCCACCAACGCCATTTGGAGTCGATAAAACAATAGCTTGACCACCAGTAGACAGTGTTGGATATAGACCGGTCCAGATAGTATCAAAGTTTCTAACAAAAGCTGCCTCATCAACGATCAAAAGAGTCAAAGCTTCCGATCTACCAGCATCTTCAGATGTTGGAATTGCCTTGATAGTTGAACCATTTGAAAACTCTAAAGCCTGTTTATTATTGTTAATAATCTCTGGCAATAATAGCCATTTTGGCATAGACTGAAGGCAAAATTTGACTTTTCTAATAAAGTTTTGAGCAACAGAGAGCTTTGTAGCAATAACTAGAATATTTTTATCTTTATAAAATATAGCTAGCCAAGTTGCGTACGCAGCTGAGATCGTAGAGAGGCCTAATTGCCTACTTTTTAGGACAATATTAAACCTATGTTCACGAAATGAATCGACACAAGCATCTTGGAAATCATAAGTAGCAAAAGGAATAGCACCCTTAGTTGGATGCTGTATTTTTACGTACTTATTAAAGAAATATTGCGGGTCTTTTCCGCATTTTACTATTTCTTTTATCTGTCGCTGCTTTTGTCGAGTAGCCATTAGCTAATCTCAAAAGTTATAAACCTTCGATAGTACGCAATCTTTCTAGAGCTAGTCATCGAAATAGGCTCTACCTCGTCTCTTTCGCGGAGTTTCTCAACTTTGAGAGCTCTTCCAGCCTGTTCTCTAAAATCACTTTTACATTCTCTGATTTTATCATCAAGCATTTGACTGGAGATTCTTTCCTCTTCTTTTTTCTGTGTAGTTAAGCCATCAGTGTCGTTAAAATGCACAATTGCATTATACTTTAAGACAAGTTTATTGCCTTGCAAAGAATGTTTGCAACTATAGCCTTTGTCTTGAGTTGATGTCTTTCCAAAAGTGCTATTTAAAATATTTCCCAGTATGTTAACTTCTTCAAAGCTAAGAATTTGAGCAGGTACGGGTTCCATAGTTTTCTCCAATATATTATTAATTATCTAGTTTCTTTCGTACGTCTTGTTTTTTTGGTCGCCAGCCTTTGTCCCAACGATCTTTATTCGGCCAGTAAAAGTAATCTTCGCAGTCAGAACAACAGCCATAATTATTCACAGACTGAACATCTTCTAGCCCTCTTATAATTAAACCGCAAACTTTGCAATTAAAAGAAGAAGCTTTATAACTGTTATCTAATACAATTATTAGTCCGTCGGTTTCAATAATTTTTGGGCTATCCATATACTACCTTTGCATTCTTATCATAACTAGTAATTTCAATAAGTTCGTCAACCGATTCTTTTACTAAATCAACATGACTGATTAGTACAATTAATCTATACCAATTTCTTAGCTTCTGTAAAAGCTGGGTTACCGCTTCTACGTTTGCGGAGTCTAATGACCCAAAGCCTTCGTCAATTATCAGCATATCCGCTTTACTAAGGGAACTAATGTTTGTGAGAGCTACCCTTAAAGCTAAACTAGAAACCATTTTTTCCATGCCTGAGCCACACTCAATCGGTCTTCGGCTATCACCATAGTTAATGTACATCTCAGTCTTCGAATCGTCAATTTCTAGTTCAATAGTAAATCCAACAGCTTCTTGCAAGATCGAACCTAATTCCTCATTAATTGCAGGCACCATCGACTGAAGAATAGCTGCTGGGATGCCTCTCCAACTAGTTGCTGATAACAAAAACTCGTATACAGCCCAATCAATAAGAATCTTATCGTATTCTTTTCTTTCGTCTTCAATGTTTTTTAATTTTTCTTGATGAACTCCAATCTTTGTAGCCAGCTTAGATAGAGAATTGTTTGAAACACTTTTTTCTTGGCGAGTACCTAATACTTTTGACTCTAGTAAAGTTATTTTTTCCATTAACTCTGGATCAGAAGCTTTCTTGGCAAGGTCTAGATTTGCGCAGTGTTCGACTAGTCCGTTTTCTAGGCTCGAAAGTTCTGATGCATATTTTTCTCTTTCTAGCTCTAGCTTAGATAATTTTAACTTAAGCTCGGTTACCTTTGTTTTTCTTTTATCAAAATTATCAACATAGTTTTTTGCAACATCGTATCTTTCTTCGTCAATATTTTCAACCGTATCGTCTAAATCATCTTTTAAGATTTGAAATTTCTGCTCTAAGCCTGGCAAGTTTTTCTGTGCTTGTGAGGCCTCTTTTACAAACTCATTGTTTGAACAATATTTACAGTCTGGGTCGTATTCATGACATTCTAACAACTGTATTTTCTTTTTGCAGTTTTTAAGTTTGGTTTTTATTTCTCTAATCTTATTTTCCGTTGTGTTCTTTTTCTTCATCAATTTTTCAATGATAGCAACTTCTTCAAAGAAATTATTGTATTCATTTTGATCTAAAGCAACCTCAGCTCCAGAAATAACTTTTTTAGCTTTAGCAATTCTTGTATCAGAATCTACGATAGTTTTCTTAAGCTGGTTTATATTATTTTCAGTATTTAAAATAAGGCTTTCTATAGTATCAACGTCACCAACATCAGCATTAATTTGCGCTTTATGTTTCTGGAGTTCGGAAAGAGAAGCTTCAAGATCATTAGTTAACAAAGCTATTGTTTCCTTGCAGCCATCTCTTTCCGATCGAAGCTCTTTTAGAATAGTCAATAGATTTTGACGCTCCTTTTCATAATCTTTACCCTTAAAGGTCTTCATTTTCGTTTTAGTTTCTAAACTAGCGTCTCTAAAAATTTTATTTAATTCAGAAAAAACATCTAGTCCTAAGAATCTACAAATTGTTTTTCTTCTTTCTGAACCTCCGAGATTAATAAAACTATTCATCGCACCCTGAGGGGCAAAAGAAGTAAGCAGAAAATCGTCAGATGTTCCAATAAGTTTAGTTAATTCTTTTTCAGTCTCCCTACGTTGTTCACCAGACATGTCCTTTACAATAGAGTGGTTATCATCAACTTCATAAAGGTTTAGTTGCGTCATGACGGTTTCAGAGCCTCTTGACATACACTTAACAGACTGCCGCTCTGATCGATATAGTTGATCATTAACAGAAAAGGTTATTGCCGCTTGACAATAATCTGCACGTGCGTTTACAACATGGAGATTAGAAACAATGCCTCTGTCATTTTTATTAAAAAGACCATAATCCCTATTGTGTTTAGTAACGTCATTCTTCTTAGACTTTGGATCCTTATCTCCCTCACCAAAATAACTAATGGTGTTTATCCATCTAT